CTACCGGCCATGGTTCTTTAAGAAGCGGATCGAGGAGATTGAGGCCATCGGCATTGAGCGTGACCTCGCAGGCCTCCCCGTGGCGTTCATGGACCCCGCCTACCTGTCCAGCGCCGCCACCCCGGCGGAGCGGCAGGTCATGGAAGCCGTAGCCAACATTGTGAAGGGCATCAAGCGGAACGAGATGGAGGGGGTCATCTTCCCCCTCGCCTATGACGCCGCGGGCAACAAAACCATGGACCTGCAACTGTTGTCCTCCGGCGGTTCCCGGCAGTTTGACACGGACAAAATTGTGTCCCGCTACAACCAGCAGATCGCCATGTCCGTACTGGCTGACTTCCTCCTCCTCGGCCATGAGGGCGTGGGCTCCCAAGCCCTCGGCGCCTCCAAGATTGACCTGTGGATGATGGCCGTGGAAGCACTGGCCCTTGCCATTGCGGAGACCGTGAACAACCACGCGATCCCGCGCCTGCTCAAGTTGAACGGCATGGACGTGGAAGAGTGCCCCAAGCTGGTGTTCGGTCAGGTGGACCACATTGACCTCGCCGTCCTCGGCGGCTTCATCAAGAACATGACGGACGCCGGAGTGATCACCGCGGATGAGACCCTTGAGGACTTTGTGCGCGAGCTTGCCTCCCTGCCCCCGGCGGACGAGCCGGACCCGGAGGAGGACATGGGCGTGCCCGGCACCGGCATGACCCCGGAGGACATGGCCGCCATGCTTGCCGCCCAGCAGGCGCCCCCGCCCGGCCAGCCCGGCGGCCCTGCCGCGCCCGCACAGCCCCCCGTGACCGCCGGGGGTGACGCTGGTGCTGGTGCGCTCCCCGCGGCCGCGTAGCACCCGGCAGGGGCCCGCGCCGGTGGCCAAAACGGTGCAGGCCCCGGAGGCCCGCGCCGCCCGCATCATCAACGGCGCATGGGAGCCCCTGCAGGACCACGCCCTCAGCACCGCAGGCCGCCGCCTCCTCGCCGCCCAAGACGTGGACGGGTTCCTGAACACCGCCCCATGGGCGGACTTCATCACCAAGCTCGGGCAGGTCACCACGCCCCTGTCCAACGTCATCAAGACGGCCGCCGCGGGGGAATACATGAACGTCGGCCGCGGCAAAGTCTCCGTGGACATGACGGCCATTGACGCGCTCTCCGTCAAGTACGCACAGACGCAAGGCTCCAAGCTGATCCGCTCCATCACGGACACCCAGCGGGCCACCGTCCGGGCCGTCATGGGGGAATCCCTGTCCGGGCAGTATGACGGGGACAAGGCCGCCCGCCTGATCCGGGACACCGTGGGACTTCACCCGGCATGGGCTCAGGCCGTGGTGAACCAGCGAGAGCGGGTGTACCAGTCCGCCCTCAAGGACGGCCTGACCCCGGTCAAGGCGGAGGCCCGGGCGGACAAGCTGAGCGAACGGTACGCCGCCAAGCTCCTCCGCCGCCGCGCAGACAACATCGCCCGCACGGAAATCCTCACCGCGGAAAACCTCGGCCGCTTCGCCTCATGGGCGGACGCCACCGGCAACGGCTACGGCCGCCCGGATGACGTCAAGGAATGGGACGCGGAGCTCAATGAGTGCTGTGAGTCCTGCCGGGAAATCCACGGGGAAGTAGTGCAGTGGGACAAGCCGTTCAGCAACGGCCTCCTCATGCCCCCCGCACACCCGTCCTGCCGGTGCGCCGTGTCCAAATACGCCAAGCCCCGCAAGGAAGGCGAACCGGGGTATGACCCGGAACTGGACGACCCGGAACACCTCTACCAGCCCGGGTACGAGAACCGCCTCCCGGAGTATGACCCCAAGGCCGGGGTGGACATCACCACGGACTCCGGCATCCGCGTACAGGTCGGCAACCGCCCCCTTGCCACCGTCACCCACACCCCGGACGGGGACCTCACCCCGGAGGGCGCCGCACAGGAAATCGACGCCACGTTCAAGCCCGGCACGGATGATGAACGGACCGCCGCGGGCCTGTACATGGGCGGCGCCCGCTACAACCGCGCGCTCCGATCCGGCTCCGCCATTGATGAGTACACCCAAAAGTACATTGATGACCTGAATGGGTTCATGGCCAAACAGCCCGGACTCAGTGAGGGGACCACCGTGTACCGGGGCCTCCCCAACCACAACTTCCCGGACAACCTCAAGCCCGGGGACATCCTGCACGAGCCCGCGTTCATGTCCACCAGCCACAAGCTGGATGAGGCGGAAATCTTCGCAGGCACCAGCCACGGCACCATCGTGGAAACCCGCCTGCCCAAGGGCACCAAAGGCCTGTCCATCAACCACGCCACCCTCCGCCCCCAGCCCGGCGTCCCGGAAGAATACCGGGAAGTCCGGCACGCGCTGGACGGCGAGGCGGAATACCTCCTGCCCTCCAACACCCGGCACCGGATCATCAGCATTGAGAACCGGACCGTGGACGGCAAAACCTACCAGTGGGTCACGGCAGAACTCGAGCCCCCCGCCCACCTCGTCCCGACTGTGGCCAAAACCCAGGACTTTAGCCTCGCCGCCCTCACCAAGCATTCCGAGGATGAGCTTATGGACATGGTGGGCAAGTACGGGGATGACCCGGACGCCCTCGATGCCATCTTTGCCGCCATTGACCACAAGGCAGAGTTTGACGTCCCGGCCCCGTCACCGGCGGCCGTGTCCGAGTGGGGGGACGGGTCCGCCTACCTGACCCCCACCCCGGGCGGGAAACCGCACGTCCCGGCCCGGAAACTGTCCCGGGATGAGCAGACCAGCGAGGAGTTTGACGCGTACGTGTCCACCTCCTACGCCAAGGCCCTTGAGGCGACGGCGGGCAACTTCATCAAGCGCTCCATGGCCGCGGAGGCCGCCAAGCGCGGCATCACGTCCGAGGCCCTGTTCACGGGGCCGGTGGCCACGGCCAAGAAATTTGCCTCTGAGGAGCTCATCGCCTTTTGGGAGGAGAACGGCCGCCAGACGTGGACGTCATACCGTTATCACATGTTCCATATGCCCGCAGACGCCAAGGCCGCGGAAGTGGTCCGGCGCGCCGGGTTCCAAGGCACGTTAGGAGCCGTCCGTGACCGAAGCAATTTCTAAGGCTGAGGGGGAGGGCCGGGACGCGTTTGACCGCGGACTGGACCGAACCACCAACCCCTACAGCTACTCCCGCAACCAGTGGGAATGCATAGCATGGGCCCGCGGCTACGCGGCCGCCCGCACAGACCTCGCACGTAAACGGCGCACCGCCAAGAATGGAGACACCAAGTGAACCGCACCATCACCCTCCCCGCCGCTGACGCGCGCGAGTTCCTGACCACCGCCGGGGCGGAGGACCTCATCAAGTCCCTTGATGCCTCATGGGACACCGTGGCCATCAGCGCCGCGTATGACGAGGAGGGGGCGGTGGAACTGTCCGTGGCCCCGCCCACCGGCGTCATGGTCGCGTGGATGCTCCCGGAATGGACCGCCCGCATGATTGCCGTGCCCGGCGGGGAGCCCCTGCAGGACCTCCACCTCACCCTCGCCTACCTCGGGCAAGCGTCCGCCATGTCCGCGGATGAGTCCCGGAAACTGGTGGGCATTGTGGGGGAGGTGTGCAACCGGCACCTGCAGATCAGCGGCGTCCTGAACGGGTTTGGCCGGTTCACCGCCAAGCCGGACGCGGACGTGGAACCGCTATGGGTGGGCGTGAACCTCCCCGGCCTCCTCGCCCTGCAGGCGGACCTTGTGGAGGCCCTCAAGGCCGCGGGCCTGCCCGTGTCCACCGAGTATGACTACAGCCCGCACATCACCGTGGCCTATGTGCCCCGGGAGCAGGCCACCCCGGCCGTCACCGTCGCGCCACTGGACATCACCCTGAACGCCCTCACCATCTGCGTGGGCCCGCACCGCTACACCCTTGACCTCGTCCCGGATGAGGAGAACTGGTCCGGGTCTGACTACATCGCCACCGCCTACCTGCCGGACCTGACCAAGGCCGTGGGCACCGCCCCCGCGGACCGCTACACGTTGGGCCCGTGGTACGTCCCGGACCAGCTGGATGCACACGGGGAATGGAGTGACGCGGAGAGCCTGCAGAAAGCTTTGTGGGGGTATGTGGAGTCCGGGGACCGGGACATCCGCCTACAGCATGACCGCTCCATCGTGGCCGGTAAATGGGTGGAGGCCATGTCATGGCCGTTTGAGGTGGAGGTCCCGCTGACCAAGGCGGACGGCACGGTCACCAAATACAAGTACCCGGCCGGTACCCCGTTCCTCGGCGTCCAGTGGGAACCTTGGGCTTGGGAATTGGTCGAGAAGGGCCTCCTCCGCGGCTACTCCATCGGCGGCACCTCTGACCGTGTCCTCGCGGACCTCCCGGCCGCGGCCTGATGGCGGCACGGCTGACCGCCCTTGACCGGGTGTACCGCTCCATCAGTGAGAAGGCGTGGCAACAGCAGGTCGAGGCCCTCCTCCGGCTGTACGGGTGGAAGTTCTACCACGCCCCGGACAACAGGCCCGGCCGGAACGGGGCGATCCAGAATATCCGGGCCGGGTTCCCTGACCTCATCGCCATCCGCGGACAGCGGACCCTTGCCATTGAGCTCAAGCGTGAGTTGGGCAAGACCACTGAGGATCAGGACGCATGGCTGGCAACGATGGCGGCGGCCGGGTGGGAGACGTACGTGTGGCGGCCCTCTGACCTTGAGAACGTAGGGCCCGTGTTACGCCCGGAATGGACAACCTAACCCGGTGTAAGTTATTGTTAGGTTCATGGCCGCCGCCCCGGTAGCCCTGAACCCCAAGGAGCCCCCATGTCCCGCAGAACAGGCGCCCGCACCTACTGGTGCATGGACTGTAACCTGTACGCCGTCCCCGGCCCGTACCGGCAATGCCCGGACTGTGCCGGGGACAAGCCCTTTGACTGGGAGGAGCACGCCGGACTCCTCACCCAGCACTGGCCGGAACCGGCGCCCGCCCCCCGGGCCCTCCGCCCCGCCAAACCCCTCCGCCCCGTACACCCCATCCCGGCCGCCGCGGATGAGGTCACCTACCACCCGAGAGTGAGCGTGACCCCGCGAGCG